TGCACGTTTAGTATCTGCATTATTAACTTTTTGCCGTAAATGGCGCATACCTCCATTAGTATTCATGTCTAATCAGTTTAACTGCTTTCAACATTTAGTTTTTAAAGGAGTAAGTTTACCTTCTGCAGCACAAGTTAATAAAGAACGATAACCTCTATTAGTTATATAAGGTCTTACTGCTAAACAAGCAACAATCTCAGATAGTCCAATACCACGAGCTTTTAATATAGCTACATCTTTATGTAGTCTTTCAGCCATTTCAACATAATGAAAGAATTCATATTGTTTAGCTAGAAATGTAGGAAACTTTTCATTACGACCAGCTCCACCTCTAGCTCCTTCAGAAATAACTTCCATTCTATAGAAATTTAAAAAGAAATAATGATCTCCTGTAATTCTATATTTACCAACTGTATAACCTTCAGTACAACGTTTATATTGTTCTCTTCAGAAATCATTATAAGGCTTTGAATCTGCAGGATATTCAGTATATGATCCAGTTCTATCATAAATTTGAGCTAGTTCATTAAAAGGAGTAGGATCAAAATCTAAACCTTGAGTTTCATTAATTGGGCGGTATCCAGTTAATTCATATGATAATTCTGGATCAAAGTAAAGTACGTCTTCGGTGACCGCCACATCTCACAAACCATCTCTCTTTTTATAAAAATCAGTTGCAGTATACTCAAATTGTTCTGTAGTATCTTCTTTCTGATCTCCAAGCATTTCTTGTAATTGCTTTTTTAATTCTTCTTCAAATTTATCTGAAAAAGATTGAGGAGTTGGTTCAGGACCTTTTATTGATTCTCTAAGCTCTTTATATTTCTCTTTAGTTGTTTTCTTTCTTTTGACTTCTGATTCTTCTTTATTTTTTATCTGTTCAAGCATTTTTTTACGTGCTTGAGACATTGAAGATTTAATTGTCTTTACCATACTTAACTATCCATAAATCCAGGTTTTACATCACCTCTATTTTTAGCATTGGATTGCATTTGATCTTTTTTATAATTAAGCTCAAGTTCTTTTAATTTATCTGCCATAACTCCAATACTAGCAATATCAGCTAATACATCTTTTGCCTTAAAGATAGGTTTACTATTATTATCTCTCTCTCCAAGGTCTATATTATCTAAAGATACTCTCATTTTTTCAAGAGTTCGATACGCTGTTTTTATAAGGCTAAGTATTCTAGAAGAATCTTTGATTTCCATGTATTTTCTAACTGCTGCATGGAAGACTGGATCGTCTCATTCTTCTTGAGTTAATCCAGAATCTTCCATAGCTGCATCATGCTTTTGTCTCTCTAAGTATTGTTGATATGGACTTTTCCAGTCACAAAACAACCATATATATTTAAATTCTCTTCAAGCTCTTAACCTCTTTGTTCCTTTTGGATCTTCTTTACATTTATTTCTTTCTGTATCTCACAGCGCTGCAAACTCCTTTATTAATAGTATTTCGTATTCGTTAATCTTTAGATTACATGTTACATTATCATAAAGGAATAAATCTAGCATTACTTATTTTAGATTAAAACGTTTATTAAATGCTTTGTCTCGTTTATCATATTCTTGTCTTTCAACTTTTTTATCTCTAAATTTTCACCACTTAGGATTATTAGAACGTGACATGCTACTTAAATCGTTTGTATATGTTGTATCTCTTTTATCTGCACTTATATCTCTATATGAACGCTTTCCTTTTGGATTTGTTACAATTTCTCTTATAGATCCATTTGAATTAATTATTCTTTCAGATTTATATCCATTAGATTTAGCTTGTTCAGTATCAGCTGTACCATTTGCCCAGTAAGGAATACCTGTCGGATGTAAGAATTTTAATAGATTCTGTTGTCTAGGTGTATATTGTTCTGGAGCAAACTCATCTAATTTTCTTTCTGCATTAGAAATAATAGGATTTGCAATTCTATTAACCATAACAGGATTATAACCTATTTTAATTAAAGAATCTCTAACTAATCCTGTAGTATTAAATACATCATGTACATTGTGATCTCCTGTCCTATTGTTTAGCGCCTTAGTAACAGCTACACTATCATTTGGATTAACCTTTACTTTAGTTGTAGTTTTACCCCCTTCTTGGAAAAATGAACCAAGGTTTCTTGGATTGATGCGGTGTTCAACAGGAATAGATCCTAAAGTAGCATTATTTCCATAATTGACCGACATACTTCTAGGTCCTACATATCTACTATCAAACCTATTAGGATTACCTAAATTAGATGCCACTATGTAATCACTATATGAAGGATTAGTTATAACTAATTCTTCATTCATATTTGTAGGTCTAATTCCTTTAGCTGCAGACATTCCAGCTTCTTCTGCTCCAGAAATATTTCTTGATCCAAGATTAGATTGTGGAAGTTTTGGTTTCTTAGGAGCGGGTCCTGTTGGAGCTAATTGAGTTTCATATAATTTTCCATTTCAAGTAAAGCTAGTAAGTCCTGCACTTCTAGCTGCTGCAAAAGCTTGATTGAAATTACCTTGAGATAAATCAGGAGTAACATTAGTTTGTACATTTACTTTAGGAGTAATTCCAGTTTTCATAGATACTCCAAAAGATAAAGGTTGAGAAACAATTGAACCTTCAGTTTTTGTTACTTTAGGTTTAGAATTATCTCCTACAATATTTTTCATTGCAGCTGCTTTAACTTCTCTTCTACTTAATCCAAGATCTTGATCCTTAATAGCAGATTTCATATTTCTATATGCAGTACAATTGAATTTAGAAGATTTCTTACCTTCTTTTACAACCTTCTTATTTTCTTTACGTTCATTCTTTGCAGATCCTCCATCCTTAAATTTATTAACAAGATAAGCAAGTTTACCTCCTTGTTTAAACATTCCTGCAGATTGTTCTTGTTTAAATTGATTAATCAATCCAGAAATAGTATTCATACCATCTTCTGTTTGTGCTAACTCATTTAATTTTCCTACAATTTCTTCAGGTGTTTTATTTTGGAATTCTTCTACTTTAGATGGAAGTCATTGAACAAATTGCATTAATTCTTCTTGTTCCATGATGATATTGTTTTATTATTAATATCTGTTGTAGAGCAAGTAATTTCAAATTTATTATATTTAGGATCTAAAGGTTGTGAAGGATAAAACCAAACAGGAGTAGTATTTGGAGTAGTTGTAATTGTATAATGCTGTCCTTCCAAAAACTCTTTAATTTCAGCTACAGTA